GTACCACAACAAGGAGTACACAGCCTAATGACTACTATTGTGGCAATCCAAGGAGAAGGCTTTTCCCTAGTCGGTTCAGATTCCCGTATCTGCGATGTAGACGAAAGTGGCTACGTAAGTATGACCACAACCCTCAAAGGAACTTCGGCAAAAGTAGCCGTCAATGGTAAGTACCTATTAGGGGCGGCTGGGGATGTTCGTGCTATCAACATCCTTCACCACGTTTTTACCCCTCCCTTACCACCAGCAGGATGTGAAGGTCAAAAACTAGATAAGTTTTTTACAATGAAATTTATCCCTGCGCTAAGAGGGTGCTTTGAGCAACAAGGGTATGCCATGCCTACCAAAGATAGTTCGGCGCATGTTGCAGAACAAGGGTCAACCATCCTTGCTGTCATCAATAGCACTATCTACGTTGTAAATGGCGATTATTCATGGTCTAACGACCGTAGTGGCATCTACGCCCTCGGATCAGGTGCTCAGTATGCCGTAGGCGCTTTGCATGCCCGAAAACCTAAGAAGGACTACACAATGGCTAAAGCCCGCTCAGAAGCGCTCCTAGCCCTTCAGATTGCCTCTAGATTTGACCCCCACACTGGACCCCCGTTCAACTGTGTTGTTCAAAACTAGTATCATAGTTAAAGAAAACCCAAGGAGTGCTAATGAATAATACCCGTTCTCAAGTTACTGACCAAACCCTTAAAGGTGTTGTTCTTGGCGCAGTTGTGTATGCTTTGACGAAAGCAAACGTAGACGCTGAATACATTGCATCCGCCGTTCCTGTAGTTACTATTGTTCTTGCTTACGCAAGTACTAAGTTTGGTGACCCAAAAGTTGCTTCGTTTATCAGCAAAGTAATCAAAGAACTTCCTGCTATTAAAGAAGAAATTGAAGAGACAAAGGTTGTTAAGCCAGTTAAAAAGGCTGCTGCTAAAAAGCCAGCCGCCCCCAAAACTCCTACAAAGAAGTAGTGTTTTAAACAATGTCAATTGACTTTTGGTCACCCTCATATAGAGCATCTTCTAGCGACCTTACGGTTGCCATCTCCCCTCTTGGGCTTGTAGAACTTGCCGACGAAGAGTTTGAAGTCCACGGACCCCGCTTAAACAGATACTCAGCCGCATGGGCTTGGTACCTTGGTCACCATTGGTCGTACCGCCGTGAGATGGGTGAGTCACAGTTCTACATGAACTATGTCCGTACCATGTCGGATTACATCACCAACTTCTGTTTTGGTAAAGGCGTTCAGTTTCGTTGCCCAGAACAAAACGGTGCAATTATCCCCCACCTGCTCCATAAAGTATGGGATATAGATAATAACAAGCACTACGTTCTTTGGGAAATGGGGCAGTTGGCTTCTGTAACAGGTGACTGCTTTGTCAAAGTTGCCTATGAAGAACCTTACGTTGATGGGGCGAACATCCCACACGAAGGTCGTGTTCGCATCATTCCTTTGAACCCAGCACATTGCTTCCCTGAGTACCACCCTCACGACCGTGACCGCTTGCTTCGCTTTAAACTTAAATACCGTTTCTGGGGCACATCTCCAGAAGGTACCCGTCAGGTGTACACCTTCACGGAAATCCTTACAGATGACCTAGTACAGCAGTTTATTAACGATGAGTTGATTGACGAATACCCCAATGCAATTGGAACTGTGCCTGTTGTGCATATTCCAAACACAACTATTTCTTCATCACCTTGGGGTCAGTCGGATATTTGGGACGTTATCCCTCTTAACCGTGAACTCAATGAGAAGATGGCAGAAGTTTCTGACATCATTAACTACCATGCTGCCCCAGTGACCATCATCACAGGTGCTAAGGCTTCTCAACTAGAGCGTGGACCTAAGAAAGTTTGGGCAGGTCTTCCTAAAGATGCAAGCGTTTTCAACCTTGAATCTAGTGGAAACATGGCAGGCGCTATGGAGTTCATCATGTTCCTCAAACGTACAATGCATGAAATCACGGGTGTTCCTGAGACAGCACTTGGGCAGTTCCAACCAGTATCTAACACATCAGGTACCGCATTGGCTATCCAATACCAGCCAATGATGAACCGTTTCAGCATGAAGAAAGTGCACTTTACTAAGGGTTTAGAACGGGTAAACGAAATCATCATTCGTACTTGTGCCCTGTTTGAGCCACAGTTGCTTGTGTACGATCCAACTAAAGCGGCTCCACCAGAGCGTGATCAACTTCCTCAATTAGATCCTGCTGACCCTTTGACATACCGTACAAGTGTCCACTGGCCTGAGCCACTTCCTGTTGATGCTCTTATCAAACTCAATGAAGTTCAAGCAAAGATGGCTCTCGGTCTTGAATCCAAGCGTGGTGCTCTACGCACACTTGGTGAAGAATTCCCGAATGAGAAGATGCTGGAAATCTTTGAAGAACTACAAGATGACGCCGAAGACCAAGGCGCTCTTGACATGCTTCGTGCTCAGATTAGTCAAGCAGTAATGCTTGCTACTGGGATGATCCCGGGACCCGGTGGTCCCGAGATGGCTTCTGCTGGAGGTGCTAATGTATCTCAAGCAGGTGGTGGAGGCGGCGGTGCCGCACCACTACCGGGTCCTGCTATCAGTCCGATGGCAGAACAGATGGTAAACAACTTGGTAAGTAAAGCATACGGTGCCCGTTTCGCTCAGAGACGAGTACCGGATGAGGATGACTAGAAGAATCATTAACAAAGTTCATATTTGACCAACTAAACAAGGTAGGAATACATATGGGTAACCAACCCTCTGAGGGCGACGTCCTCATTATCCCCAGTGACACCCCAACTCCAAAAGAAGAGGCTCCCAAGAGCAAAGTCTTTACGGAAGATGAAGTAGAAAGTATCCGCAAACAGGAAAAAGATAAACTGTATAAGCGGATTGAAGAAGCAGACTTTCGTACGAAAGCAATGGAAGAGCAGATGAACACCATCGCTCAGGAACGTGAAGCAGCCCGTAAAGAGGCTGAAGACCGTGCCAAGCAGGAAACAGAATTGCTCCGCCAGCGTGAAATTGACGAAATGTCGGCTAAGGAACTACTTCTCAAGCGTGAAGACGAGTTTAACGCCAAGATCCAAGATCTAGAATCTGATTATCGTAAGCGTTTTGAAGAAATTGAAATGCAACGTCAGACTCAAGAAGCGCTCCTTGACAAAGAGCGTCGCCTGCAAGAATTGAATACATACCGTCAAAGTCGTATCCACGCCGAATCAGAGAACATCATTCCAGAATTACTAGATTTAGTTAGTGGTAATTCGGAAGAAGAAATTGAAACATCTATTAGTGTACTTAGGGATCGCAGTTCTGCTATCCTTGAATCAATCCAACAAGCGGCTCAGCAATCTCAGGGACGCTTGCGGGGGGCGCCGGTAACGGCTCCACCTATTGGGCCAATGGAAACTCAAACGGAATACCAAACAGTGACTGCGGATGATATCCGCAATATGACAATGGATCAGTACGAGAAGATGCGTGACAGGCTCCTCAATGCCCGCTCCTCACGGGGCAGGTTCTAAAAACCCAACTATAAACCCTAATCCACGGAGGATTAAATACAATGGCCCTTCCAGCCCCCCAAGGTGGTGCTATTACAGGTGCCGGTCTCGGTTCAATTACCACGACTGGTTACTCAAGTGATGCAACGCTCTCTCCCGCAATCCAGCAAATTTGGTCAAAAGAAATCTTGTTTCAAGCGATGCCAGTGCTTCGTTTTGAGCAGTTTGCTGTAAAGAAAACTGAACTCGGTGTTATGCCCGGTCTCACAATCAACTTCATGCGTTACAACAACCTCTCGGTTAATGATTACTCTGGAGCAGAATTGACCGAAGGTGTACGTATGGAGCCAGTCGCTCTGTCCGCAAGCCAGATTCAGATCACAGTTAAAGAACAAGGTCAGGCTGTTGCCGTCACCGAATTGTTGCTCAACGCATCATTTGACGACGTAATGGCTTCGTCCAGCCGCTTGCTCGGTCGTCACATGGCACAGTCCATGGACATCCAAGCACGCAACACCCTTTACAGCCCCGGAGTTCCTTTCGGTGGCGGTGCGGCTGTTGCTCCAAGTGTTGTGTTCGGTCGCAATGTTGCCGCAAGCCGTGGCTCTATTGCTCCTTACGAATACTCGGCTGCTGGCTCGGCTTCGGCTCCGGGATACCTTTCACCTGCAACCGTTAAAGACGCAGTTGAAGTTTTGGCTAACCAGAACATCCCACGCCTTGGCGACACCTATGTTTGCTTCGTACATCCATCACAGGCACGTTCATTGCGTGACTGGCCTGAATTCATTGAAGTCACGAAGTACGCCGCTCCCGGCAACTTCATGCTCGGTGAAATCGGACGCATCTACGACGTAGTGTTCATTGAAACCACTCAGGTTCTTAAGGGTCAGGCTGGCACAGATATTGTT